TTACTCAGCGACAAGCCCCATTTCCTTCGCCGTCGCTTTGGCAAGCGTGCACTCATCCTCGGACGGCTTTTCCGTGAAGAGGTGCTTCATGTTTGCACTCACATATGAAAAGCCTTCCGGCGTCGCTAAGCCGGCCGACGTGAAGTAGCGTTCGAGGGCAGATCGATCCAAACTGTAGCCGCAGACACGAGCGTATCCCAGGATCTTCGCCAGCCCTGTCGCCGTCTCCATCTGCTTAAAGTCGAGATCGGCTTGTGCGGGCGCCGCCATAATCAACCCTGCAACCGAGAGAGCGATCCTCTTCATATTACCCCTCAATGATCAATTCCTTCGCTGTCGTACCCTTTCCGCCCGAGATCGAATAGGCCAATTCTACAGGCTGAATTAGACAGCCGCTGAATAGGCTGCGGATCTCCGGCACATCGTTTATCGAGAGGATGAAACGCCCTTTCAGTTGCCGCAAACGAGCGGCCATTGCCTCGAACTGATCCCGGCCGAAAATGGATTTGCCATAGTCGCCCTCGTTTCCAAAGTAAGGCGGATCGAGATAGAACAAAGTGCCCGGCCGATCGTAGCGATCGATGAATCCCAGCCAGTTCAAGTTCTCGATTACGACACCTGCCAGGCGCTCGTGAACGTCCTCTAAGAGCGGAGCTAAACGCGTCAGATTAAAGCGCGCGCCGCCGCCTCTATTTACCCCGAAGTTTTGCCCGGTGACCTTGCCGCCGAAAGCCAGCTTCTGCAGGTAGATGAACCGCGCCGCCCGTTCGAGATCGGTCAGCGTGGCGGGGTCGCAAGCCTTCAACCTGTCGAATTCACGCCTGCTTGTGATCTGGAATTTGAGGGTATCCATGAACTGCGGATAGTGCCGCTGCAGGATGCGGAAGAGATTGATTACATCTCCGTTGCGATCGTTGATTACTTCGCTCCTGGGCACCTTCGTGCGCCTGAAGAAAACTCCGCCCATGCCGACGAAAGGTTCCGCATAGAGCTGATGTGGAACTGCCGCGATTGCCTTCACCAAGCGAGGAGCAAGTGAGCGCTTCCCGCCGATCCAGGCGGCCGGCGGCTGCGTATTGGGGACATCCCGCCACTCATCATGATTCACCATTTCAAATATCTTTCGACTCAGTCACAGGAGTCCCGCCCCTGCAGGGCACGGGTGTGACGGTTATCGAGGATGACTGTCGGACGGGACTGGTCGCCAAACTAAGGCCCGTCTCCGGGCGAATTGACGCCCGGCACTCGCGGTTCATTTCAGGCCGCCAATTTGGCCTTTTCCGATTGAGGGATGCCGCTCACGATCCGATCGATCATGATCGGGTATGGATGGACAAGAGAGATCGGCGTCGTGCTCTCCTGAAGGGCCGCCGATGGTCGCACCACGGAACCTACCGGGAGGACGACCGCGCTAGACCCTTGATAGGTGATGACGTTGCCAGAGATGCTGGCGATCGTCTGCGTGCTAAGGCGAGCGATGCCATCCGGGCCGGAGTAGATGTTTATCTGCTGCTCCGCCCGGAAAATGCTGGCGTCTGCGACGACGATCGAGCTGTAAGTGGTAACACCGTCAGTTCCGGCCTGCGCAGCCACAGTCGTGCTTGGGAGCTCCAGCATGCCCGGCCACGCGCCGCCCTTTGCCGAGGAAACCCATGCCGCGTAAGTATCGATCGCCGCGTCGCAGCAGGACGATGTCTTAGCGAGAATGTCGTCACGAAGCCGCCATTTGCCTGATGCGTCCGTTGCGTCTGCGGGCCACGAATTCTGGGTCGTGTAGGTTTGAAACGCGGTGTCTAAACCAAGGTCGTTGACGCGGATGGTTCCGGTCGCCGGCGATGTGCCGCCTGCAAAATTGTAGGTGAACGTGGTTGGTCCGGTCACGGCGATCACATAGCTGCCATTATAGGCGGCGGGTGTGGCACCGGAGACAGTAAGCGTTTGGCCCGACCGAAGCCCGGCCGTAGAGGCGATGGTTGCGGTCGCGACCGTGCCGGCCGAGGTCAACGTTACGGTCTTTTGCGTGTCGGTGCGGCCGAGCGGCGGGAAGGCGACAATCCTGACGCCGGCATATTCCGCGCGGATGCGAGTGACGAGTGAGCGGTAGTTGGTGTTGAACCACGTCGAATAGACAGTCGACGTGTCGTTCTGGCCCATCTGATTGGCAACGACCGTAAACGGCAACTTGCCAGCATTGAAGGCAATGATTTCGCGGATGATGTCACGGCGACGGGTGGCGATCGTCGATCCGCTTCCCGTATATTCCAGCGCCGAATGGTTGCCGGGCATGCCAATAAGGCAATGCGGAATGCGGCCAATCCCTCCCGACTTATCCAGCCAGCGCCGAACCCATCCGAGATTGCCGCGAGCGTCGGCGGCGGCACTATATTCCTGTCGGCTTTCCCCGATGCTATCGACGAAGCCGAGAGCGACCGGCCTTCCATCCCAGTCGCCCTTGGCGACCATGAAATCCGGCCCGTAATAGGCCGGCTGCGCCTGAGTGGCATAGCCAGTGTCAAGCTCGGGCGTGCTCGCTGCCAGCGGATTGTCTTTGAAGGGCAGCAGCGCCGAATGTTCGGCTGCTCCCCAGACGCGTTCGCCACGATGTTTCTGAACGCGATAAACCGGCCAGACCTTTTCGCCCACGGCGGTATGATAGAAGGTCCATAGCTCGATCTCGCTTTCCGGATCGACATCGGGGACAGTCAACTCGTCCGTCCAGGCGCCGTTGGTTTGGTCGGCAATTGCCACCGCACTCAAGCCGCCAAACTTCAGCTGGTAGAAGACGCCCTCAACCCGCATGAGCATGAGATCGACGATAACCGAGTTGCCAGGCGCACCGATCGCGCCGGTGACGACGGTCTCCTGCGGCGAGTTTCCGCCTTCCGTCGCGGCGAAACCGGAGAGGTGAAAACGGAACGTCCTCGTCTTGTACTGCGGCGTGTTGACGATGATCTTCGAGCACACATAGTTTGTGCCGGCTGCGGCGGTGACGATAGCGCCCGATGGCATGCGGTTGCGGGTCGCGAAGAACAGATAGCGGTCGGCATCGATCGGATTGGGAATGCCGAAAGCAACCTTGGGCGTGACGACGCCCCGCGAAATCGGTCGGTCAGAATAGCTGACGAGGGACGGACGCCGGTTGACGATCTGGGCCATGCTTTACTCCTCCCAGCCGATCGCCGCGACCGCCTCGGCGGAAGTCGCCGCCAACACCTGGGCGCTGAGCTGCCCAAGTTTGGTCTGGCACTCCAGGATGTGCGCCTTGCCAGCAACGCCAGCCGCCTGGATCTGGGCGGCGGTATGAAGGCGAAATGCCCAGGCGCCGGCTTCGTCGGCACACCAGAAAGGCGTCGACCAGTCGGCCGGCTGATCAGGCAGCAGGGAATCTGTGACCGAGCCCATCATGTTGATCTGGTCAGTCACCTTGGATGGATACTGATGCTCGCTGCCGAGGGCGGAAGAAGCATAGCCTCCAACGATGGCCGCAGCACATGCGCTCGTCAGCAACACGATCTGCGCTTCCTTGAGCGCGACTAGGTCATCCGAAGCGGTCCTCAAGCGCCAAACGCCGGCGTCCTTCACCAGCTCGGCGTCAAAGCTGCATTCGACCTCTTGGCGGCCGGCGCCGGCGACCGCATATTTCCGGCCGTCCTCGCCGACGAAGAATGCGTTCCGCGTAGCGAGGTCGACGATGGCCTCGCCATCCCAGCCGAGCCGATCGGCCGGCAGGAAGGTTAGAGCCCCATCAAAGGCAACAGCAGTTTCCGGGGCGACCAAGTCTCCCGACAGAATGCGCGTGACCAGGTCGTTTTCAACGATTGCGTAGCTCATGCGTAAATCCCGATCAGATAGGGGCAGGTGATGTAGCCGGAGGCTCCCGTTGCGGTGATGAGAATATTGAAGCCGTAGCGCGTCCGGGAGGTGACGATGAACCCTTGAAGATTGTCCTCATTGGTGGTGACGTTGGCATTCGTGGTGTCGAGGTTGATCATCGGCTGCCGTGCCCAATCCACGGTAATCGGGTCATACACCCAGCCGATGGCGGCGTTCGTATTTATGACGAAGGTTGTTCGCTGGGCGGTCGCCGTCAGGCGGGAGGCATTTTTAAGCGGCTTGACGGTTGGCACGTTGCCAGCGCTCGTCGTCACCAGCGCTATAATCATGTCGTCATAGGTAGAATCGAAGGCCACGTTGCCTTCAGCCAAGGCGGAAGGATTGTAGCCAACCGACGACAGATCCTTCAGCGACAAGGTCTGCACGCCGGTATTGACGTCATACGCAAGCCGCAGATGGTAGGTTTTGCTGGCAGCCGTCGTGAAAGTGCGGGCGGCCAGATTGAGGTCCGATAGATCGAGTGTCTTGAACTGCCGCCAGATCCACTGGAACGGAGTCACGACTATCTGGCCAGCGGACGGCGTAACGGTCGCCTTGTTATTCGCGGCGAGGATCGTCGGATAAACGTTCAGATAAGTGGCAACGGCGGCGGGGACCGGGCCGGCGGCGAGCTTTGCCGCCAGGACATCGGCGAGAGTCTTCGGGTTGATCATCTTGTTGAGAAGAACGCCGGCGAGCGCCTCGGCCGTGGTCGCATATGGAAAAGCGGCAACCACGTCTGCGAAAACCGCATCATCAAGAATGCCGATAGCCTGGTAGAGCTGCGTCCAGTCGGCCTCGCTTGGCGACAAGCCGGCCATGGCACAAACCTTCATGATCTCTTCCTGGACCATGTTGGCCCAGAGCGCGGTGACCTCTGTTCCTTCAACGCCCGCGCCCAGGTTCTCGTCGCGGAAGCCACGCCGGCCGCCGCCAATGTCTATCGTTCCCGCACCGTGAATGCGATCCATCAGGCCTCTCCATAGGCAAAAGTGACTTGGGTGTGAGCGGGCTTTACCCGGCGGACATCGCACTCGATCGACGACAGCTGGAAGCTGCCGAGGCTCTGACCTGTGCGGCCGCTGCCCACCTTGAAATTCTTGACCGTGACAAGGCCGGGCACGTTGACGCGGAAGACGAACTGGCAGCCCTCCGCCCGCAGCGGCTGCCCGGTCCGCAGGCCGCCGGTGCGCGACGGCCAGAACTCCTCGATCGTGATCGAGACGCCGAGCTTGGCGGCGAGCTGGACGAGATACGGGATCGACTGCCCCCCGGTCGCGGTCCAGCGCTGATGTGCAAGCTTCTGCCGATCGGCGACCGACAAGCCGCCGAGATCCCGACCGCAGGGATCGGGTCCAAGAACGCGCTCGAAATCGGCGAGGAAGTTGTTGGCGCTGCGGGGGTCGGTCTCCACCATCATCGCCTCGGCGCCGGCCTCGATGTCGGCGATCGGCGCGGCGGCGCTCTCAAGCAAGCTGTCCAGGACGCCGCCTCTAAAGCCGAACGCGAAGCCGGTCGGAAGCTTTGAAATCAGGCTTTGAAGGATCGTTGAAGCCAGCCGAGCCATCACGCATCCTCGAATGTGATGGCGCCGGCGACGGGATATTCCGTCCGCTCCAGAGTGAAGCGCGCCGCCGGCAGGTCAAGATCATGGCCATATTCGCCAGCGGCGGCCGAGATCGCCTCGGAGATCCGCGACGGCTCGATCACGGCGCCGATCGGGCTGGCATTCTGAGTGTCTTCATCGTCGCCGATCGTCGCGACGAAGCGCTGCCAGGCGTCGGTCACGGCGGCGCGGGTGATGACCGTATCGGGCCGCAAACGGACGGTGAGGGACAAGGTGCGAAGGACGCCGGGCACGACGATCACCCGGGCCGTCACCGGCCGAGTGCCGATCTGGCTGCCGGTTCCACCGAGATGCTCCTGAATGACATCGATCTCGGCCGAGGACGGTATGCGGGCGGTTCCGTCGTCGTTCTTCATCAATACCACAATGCCGACCGAGCCACGGCCGACCCAATCTTCAATCACGCCGACAGCCTTGACGGATGCGACCTCGGCGACCCATGTCGGATAGTCGAAGGCAGCGCCGCCGTGCGGCGGCCGGCGAATACGCTCCAGCGTGGAGGCTTGGATCTCGGGGGGAGTTGCCTCGTCAGCGCCGCCGACGAAGGCAGCCGAAATCGTTGCCTTCGAGATCTCCGGGAATGGCGTCACGACGGTCACCTGGACGCCGCTCTCCAAGTTGCCAGCCGTCCCGGCCGCGACCGCAGCGGCAGCGACGGTCACCGTTCCGCCGGCGCCGATCGCCGCGACCGCGGTGGTCTCGTAGATGACAGCGTTCGACGCGGAAAACTGCAGGCCGGAAGGCAGCGCCGTCCCGGCCACGCCCTCAATGAGGATGCTGCCGACAGCCTTGGTCGCTCCGCGCTGCTCGACACCCCAGATGCTGGCATGACGGAAGATGAATTCTTCCTCAGCCGTGTCGGGAAAATACTGCCGGCCCCACCACGCCAGATGGTCATGGACCTCGCGCAGCTCCAGTGAGAAGGCACGGCCGATCTGAGAGAAAACACCATAGGCCGACCGGACAGCCCGCGAAACGTCGGCCGGATCGGCACCTGGCCGAATGCGTAAGAGAGCGACTTCGAGCGAGCCGGCGATCTTGGCGGCGATAGCTTTTGCGGTCGGGATCGGCCACGGCATATCAGGCCTCCACGCGCCGGCTGAGCATAACGCTGGCGTCTTGCACCTGGACGCGATAGCCGAGGATGCCTGACCCAAGCCATTCAACCTCGATTTCGGCAGGCTCTCCCGTTTCCTTTTTTGCCCAGGCGAGGCTTTCCGAAAGCCAGAATTCGCAGAGCTGCCGCGTCGTCTCCGTCTGCTTGGCGCGATCGAGAAGCCAAAGGCGGCAGCCGGTCACATTGCCGTAGGGATCGAGCGCATCGCCGGCACATCCGCGACGCTCCGAGAAAGACGCCGGCGCCAGAAACTGCGATCGGCCCTCCGGCAACGGATCGTCCGGAGCCGCGCGCCGATCGAGGCCGACCGACATGAGGATTGCGGGAATGGGGGTCTCGTCTATCGCCAGATCATAGTCGTCGCCGAGCACCAGGTCGCAGCGGCGCGCATCACGGTCATATCTGAGGGCGAGATCGAGAAACATGGCGCGAAACTATCGCGCGCGCGCAAGCTACATCATGCCCGCCTTGGCGGGCGGGTCAGACGGGGACGCCGGAATTTCCGCCGCCTGGCACCACATCCTTATGGCGATGGGTGTCGCCGATGTCCTTGCCATTGTGCTTGACATGGCCGCCGGTGATGTCGACGCCCTCGGCCGAGACAACAAAGGTCACGCCCCCGATCTTGACGGAGACGGATTCGCCGGCCTGCAGCTCGATCGTTCCGCCGTCCGAAATCGTCATCCGGTCGCCGTGCTGGCCATAAAGGCCAACATCGCCTTCACCAAGCTTTCCAAGCCGCTTCGAAGGATTGGCGACGGGCAACAGGACCAGGTCGCCTTCATCGGAACCGATCGCGAGAACAACCGCCAAGGCGCCGTCCTCGGGAACATGTGATGCGAAACCGTAAGGCTGCAGGATCTCGATGTCGTCGCGCCAGACGCCCTCGGCAACTTCGACCGATGCTGTTTGCGTTTGCCCGTCATCCTTGATGTTCTTCAGCGTTGCGCGGCGGACAATGCCACGCATCTTGCTTGCCGTTTCCCGGTTCATCAGAGCCCCTGCGCCTTGGTGTCGAGGTTGCCGGACGCCGTCTTGCGCCGCGTGCGGTTCGTCCGGCGCTTGCCGGTCGGTTCCGCATCGAAGGCCTCGGGGCTCGTGACTGCCAACTCTGTCACGTCGCCGGCTTCATCCGATCGATTGGTGACGCGCGTTATCAGCATGTCGCGCTCGATGTCCTGAAAGACGTCCGAAACATAAGCCATCTCGTTCACGCGCCAGAGCTGCCCATCGACACCAAAACCCTTGACCGTCACCGAAACTTCCTCGCCGGCGCCGCGCGCTGTGCGCATCCGCCAATCCGCTTCGTCCTGGGCGGAGGTGGCATCGGCCTTGCTTCGCGCCAGATGAACGATCGGGCGATAGCGGGTGATCTCGTCATCCGTAGCAATGCCAGTCGCAGCAGTGCCCTTGCGCTCGACCTCGGTTGCCCCGCTCGATGCCTGCCGATCGCCAGGCGCCAGCGGCTCGGCCGTCTTGTCCAGCGCCGCAGATCCGGAGCGGGTCTTGCCAGCCTTTTCGCCCTGTCCGCGCACGTAGGTTTTCGAATACCGTCCCTGATGGCTGTAGCTGCCGGACGATGCGAGGACGTTGCCAGGAAGCCGCAGATCCGCCGGCGCCCGCGTCTTGCCCGTCCTGGTGATGACGATATTGCCGACACCATCGGAGAGGATCAGAGCATGGCGTGAGCGTGCGCCTTTCTCGGCCGCCGAATGCGCGGTCTCGGCAAGATCCAGGCTGTAGCGTGTGAATGGCTCGCCCGTATCGATCTCGCTGCGGACGCCGAGGCCGAACGGCTCGGCAATACGCTTGATCGCCTCTTCCAGCTTGACGTTGCGAAACTCCGATGGCCCGTCGGTCAAGGCAGCGCAGTCGACCAGGTCACCAGTCTTGTCGCGTCCCGAGATCTCGACGCTTGCAGCTTTGTCGCTGATGTCCGGCCGGACTTCTTCAATAAAGCCCTTCAGCACGACGACGCCATTGACCAGCACCTCGCATGCCGGGCCTGGGCGAATATCGGTGAGCGCACCGCCGGTAGCGAAGTCGAAGGTTTTGAGCGAGCGCTTGGTGTCGCGCAGCACGAAATTGAACGAACCGGAAAAGTCCTTCATGTCGCGCGTGACCTCGGCCGATGTCCATTGATCGTAGACGACGCCGGCGACGCGCAGCGAAATCCCCGACGTCCTGGTCATCGCAGCACCTCGACGCCGCCGGCCCGCAGAGCCGAAGGATGGCGCGGCTTGTTCCGGCTAACGATCTCGCGATATCCCGCCTCGATCAATGCCGGCGTATCGCCGAAGACGTGCTGGGCCAGCAGCCAGGCGTCCAACGGCCGATCGTTCTTGAAAACGACCACTGCCGGCAGCCGGCCGATTGTCTCATTGATATCGGCAATCAACGCCGCCTGCAGATCTCTTGCGCCGCGTCTTAGCGTGGTGCTCTGAACGTCGAAGGCAGAGCCGGAAAAGGTTTCCAGTGTGTCGGTCAGCGCATCGATCGCGACCGTTGCCCGTGCGCGAAAGGTCTGGGCTTCTTGCCGCGAAGTATAATCCGCGAAGGTCGACTGGCTGGCGGTTGCGACAAGGAACTGCGAGGCCGACGCCAGCAGAAGCGCGCGATCGGCGTCGTCAGGCGCATCGGTGGCCGCAGCGGTGAGCTGCTCGGCAAGACCCACGCCGAGCGTCATCAGCGCAAGCGACGTCGCCTGGTCGACCACGGTTGCCGACGCGGCCGGAGAGACGGCAGGCGTCTCGGCATATTCGCCGATGACCGAGGCGGCCGCCACGACCAGGCTATCCAGGGCGACGGGATCGGCCGGCGTCGTCGCGGCGATCGCCGCCTTGATGCGCGGCAGCGCCCGCGCCGATCCGGCCGGTGCCGTCAGTGCAGCAGCCGTCGAGGTCAGCACGCGAAGGGAGCGGGAAACCGCCTTGCTGCGGGTTGCCGACAAGATCGAGGAGACGCCTGCAGCCAGAGCCGTCGCGGCAGCCGAAACCGAAGCGATCGCATCCGAAAGGCCGCTGATGCCGGCAAGGATCGACGATGCAGAAGCATCGATCCGCTTGACGGTGGCGGAGAAGCGAAGAACCCGCAGCTCCCGATCGGAGAAATAGATCTGCGCCGGCTCCTCGGCAATTACCGTCATCGGGCCGAGCCACGGATGGATCAGCGTGGCGGGCCCGGCCGTCTCGAAAGCCGCCTGCAGCGCGACCGCCTGGGCGCGGTAATCATCGCCGACGATTAGGCCGCTGAAGGAGATGACACCGGGCGCCCGACCGAAGTCGTCGTAGGCGGCGGCATCGACACCGGGAAAAAGATATTCGACGACGCGCCGGCCGGCATCGCTCGACGCGTCGGGCACATGAAACGTGATGCCGCGAAAGCTGCCGGGCAGCAGGCCGGGAAGAACCCAAGAGATACTGTCGAGCTGCATCACGGCCTCCCGACCGAGCGGCCGGTGTTCGTTTTCAGGGGGACAGAAGGGTTGTCGCTCTTGGCTCCAACCACTTCCGCCGGCCCGTTCACATTGATGTCAATCTGGCCGGTGATCTTCTGCTGGCCCGGCGCGACCGCTGCTGCGGGACGATTGCTGTTAGCCGGAGCCCGTGGGAGAGGCGCGAGCATGTCATCCAAGGAGGCGTCACGACCTGCGCTCGGATCATTCACGGACCCGGCCTGCGTCCCATTCGGCAGTTTTTCGCCGGGTGCGTAGGTGTTGCCTTGGAAATATGACATGGCGGCTTTAACTGCGTTGATTGCCCCAGCTACAGAATTCCATGCATCAGCGATACCGGTCGGCATCAGCTTCTGCCATTCGATGCCGCCGTTGACCTTGTCCGCCAAGTCAGCAAGACCGGTTACTAACTTGGCGACCAAGCTTGCGAGTTCACTGAGGATCTTGGTTGCGAGTTCGACGGTACCGCCTGCGAAATTTCCTAGGAACTTAAAGAAGCCGTCGAGCTTGGCCTGATCGAACCCAATAAGCTTGCCTATGGCGCTTGCGAGCCGGGCAAAGGCACGGCCGATCTCAACAGCCGAATTAACAGTGCTACCGAGGTTCTCACCGATCTTGGCAAGATGCGGCGCAAATCCCGAGCCGAAATCCCGAAGCGCTTCCCATCCTGTCTTGATGCCGGCAAGGGCCAAGTCGAGCGCCTTGAACGATGCGAGCTTCGCGTCGTCGATCGACAGGCTGGACAGGTCGATATCGAACTTGAGGCTCTTGCGGAAGCTATCGAAGAACGGCTGCAGGTTCCGCAAGCCGGCCTGAACGTCACGCCACGCGGTTTCGAATCCGCGATGGACCATCGGCGCATACCGCGTGTAGATCTCGCGGCCGGCATCAATGATCCTGCGACCGCGCTCGCGAACGCCGTCAGCAAGCTGGAAAAAACCGGTCTTAGCGCGCTCCCAAAGGCGCGTGAGGCGCGGCCCGAAGCTCGACCAGTTCCGATAGATGTAGACGGCGCCGGCGGCGATCGCCGCCAGGGCGAGGCCGACAGGCGAGATCAGGGCGGCGACAGCCGACAGGCCAGCGGCGATGACCGGCAGGACAACGCCGAGCGCGCCGAGGGCAGTGACGACCAGGACGCCGGCGCCGGCCCAGGCGAGGCTCTGCTTGACCATGCCGCCCGTCGAGGCGTCGAGATCTCGAAGCCACTTCAAAGCCGTCATGAGACCGTCGTTGATCGGCGGCAGCCAGGTGCCAAAGGCGAGGCCCACTTCGCGCCACGCCTGCGTTCCGATTTCGCCGAAGATGGTCAGCTGCGTATTCAGGCTCTGCATCTGCGTTGCGAAGTCGGCATCGCTCATTGCCCCAGTCGCCTCGGCAACCCGGTCGCGGATCCGCTTGTATTCATCGACGTTGGCAAGCATCGGAATGAGGAAGCCCATCACCTGCATATCGGAGAAGAGCCCGCCGAGCGCTCCGGCGCCGTGAATCGCCTCGAGCTGTGCCCGAACCTGTTCCAGCGCGTCGGCTCCTTCGAGGCCGCCGGCCTTAGCCTTCTTCATCAGTCCGTCGATTTCCTTGCCGGAAATACCGGTCAATGTGGAAATCTTCTGGATCACGGCTTCGAGCGGATTGATGCCCTTAGTGGCGGCATCCTGCATGACGCCCTGAATATCGACGCCCATCTTCTCGAAATTGCGAGCGGTCTCGGGCGACGTGATCTTCGACAGGAAATTGTTGAGGTTGTTGGCCGCCTCGGCCGGATCGGCGGTTCCCTTCTTGGCGATCTGCAGCATGGCGGCGAGCTGTGTCGCGGCCGTCCGTCCGGTGATACCGAGCTTTGCCATCTGCCCGGTGAGGCCGGGGAAGGATTTCGCCATGTCCTTCAGCTCGAAGGAGCCTTCCTTGCCGGCGACGATGAGGCCGGCCATGGTGGCGTCCAGTTGGTCGGCCGGAAGCTTCAGCGTCTGCAGGAGGGAGATCGCAACGCCGGCCATGTCGTCGAATTCGGCATTTGCAGCCTTGGTGGCGCGGCCGATGCTTTTCAGGGAATTGTTGACGAGCTGCTCATCAAGGCCCGCGGCGATCATCTTGCCCGCGCCCTTGGCGATCGTGTCGGACGTCTGGCCGACTGTGAGCGCCAGGCCCTCGAATCGTCCCTTCAACTGATCGACTATCTGATAGGCTTGCGCGCCTGTCTTGTTCGAGGTGCCGGCAATGTCGAGGAGCTGCTGTTGGAATGCTGCCGCCTCTTTCATCGGCTGAATGAAGGAGATGGCGGCGATCGCCGTGCCGACCAGGCCAATCTTCTTGGCCGTGTCGACGACGCCCTGGAGACTGCGGCGCAGGCCACGCAATGGCGAGGAAAGAAGATCCTTCAGCCGGACCAGCACGTCCAGCGCCATTGACCTTGCCATGTCAGTCTCCCAGGGTTTTGGCGAAAGTCCGCCACTCCATCACGCAATCCCACCAGAAGGTGAGTGTCTCGGCGTCGAAGCCATCAATCTCCGACGCCGTAAGTGACGTGCCTTCGGCAAGAGCGCCGAACATCAGCCGCCAGTTTTGGGGCCATTGCTGACGAAAAAATTGAGCACGCGGCCGGCCCGAGCAATGTCGGACAGATCCATCTTGTCGTAGAGCGCGTTCATGATTGCCTGGTTGAGCCGCGTCGACCGGGCGAAGGAGACGGCGATTTCGTGTTCGCTGCCGGCGGCCGCGATCGCGCGCTGATCCGCGCCATTCAAGCGATGGAAGATCAGCTCGGCGAAGACGCGTTCCTTGACGGCGCCGTCCTTCTTGGTGCGAAGGGTGACCTCATAGTGCAAGGGCAGCGTGACAGACCCGTTGGAATTGCGCACGGCATCCTCGGGCAGCCGGTCGAGCGGGTTGGTGTCTTCGTCGATGACATCGGCTTCCGGCTTGCCGCCGATCGCGACTGGCCGATCGAGATCGACAATGGTCTCGGTCGTCTTGCCGGCGTCTTCGTCGAGGTCGATGGTCAAGTTGCTTGGCTTGGAAAGAGCGCCGGTCATGCGAGTATCTCCTCAGGCTGGCTACCCGCCCACTTCAGTTCGATCTTGCCGCCTTCGCCGCCGGTGATTTCCGGGATGTCAGTCAGGAAGGCGTCGGGAAAGACGAAGGTCTGGCCGGTATCGCAGACCACCTGGAGTTCGCCTTCCTCGGCTGTGAAGAGGTTGCCGTAGCGCTGGCCGGCTTCGAGGTTGGTAACCGCCGTGACTTCGGAGGCCTCGAATTCCTGCGCGCGGCCGGCTTTGCGGCCATAGGTGACGACATTGTTCTTGATGCCGCCGACCTTGATCTTGGCGCCTTTTTCGACAGGGATATTTCGTCCGCGCCAGACGATATCCACGATGCCCAATACTTGAGCCATGGTTCAGTGTCTCCTTACACCTGGAATTCAAGGGAGCCGGCGAGCACCATCAGGTTGCCGACGATCTTGATCTGTTGGCGGCTTTCGAGCCGGTTCTTGTCGTCGGATGACCGCTGAAAAACGCTGGCCTTGACAGTTGCCTTGACGTCTTCGATCCAGACCTTCTCGCCATAGAGCTTGCAGCGAGCGCCCCAGGAAGAATGCATGCGGCGCGGCGTCACGACGGCGCTGCCGGCGTCCTCATCATCGTCGAAGCGGCTTGCCATAGACGCGTCGCTTTCGTCGTCGACCAGCTTCGAGCGCGGATACTGCAGGCTGACATAACCCGCCCAGTCGTAGCGGATCCGCGACAGCGTCTTCGGCGTCATGATGTCCAGCCAGGCGCGATCGAGAATGCCGAGGTTAGACGTCTTGTAGGTCGTGATGACGCGCGAGATCACCGTCGATCCGTCCGACAGATGGTCGAAGGTGCAGATGCCCTTGTTCAAGAGCAAATTCTGCTCGCTGTCGGTGAACTGGTCGGCCGGCGCCGGCGCTTCGACACCGGGCACAACGAGCGAGCGCAACTGGCGGGCCGGGTCGTTGGTCAGGTGGAAAGCGCAGATGCCGCCGACAGAAGCCGAGAGAATCCACGGGCTGGTCGGCGAGCGGTTAAGGCCCATGGCTGTCAGGTTCGGCGAGTTGGTCAACTGGCCGAAGGTGCCGAGAGTCCCGTAGGTGCCGCGCTTGGCGACGAAACCGTGGACGTCGAGCTTCGACGTTGCCGTGTAGCGAACGCGCAGCCACTCGGCGAAGGCCGCCATGTTGGTCGCATCGGCCCAGGGCACGATGACATCGGTGAACCAGGTGTTTGCCAGCACATCGAGGACCGGCTGTAGCGCCGGGTTGCCGGCGCCATTCGCCATGTCGACAATGGTGATAGCCAGACCGGACGGTACCGGAGCTGCGGCCGCATCGACGCGCAGATCAATACCGTTGCCAAGCTCACCGCCGTTGCGCGCCGTGCAGGTCACCACGCCAAGAGCCGCCGCTGCAGTGACCACGTTGTCGAGGTCGGCGTTGATGGCCGTCGCCAGCGCCGCCGCCATGACAGTGACGGTATCTGCGGGATTGACGGTGATGCGGATCGGCCGGCCAGCGACCTTGAAGCGCAGGACGGTCGACTGAGTGACAGCGCCGACGAACGTGAAGGTGCCCGAAGCCTTGACGGCGCCGCCGGCGTCCACGGCGGCCGTCACGAAGAGTGGCGACGTCATGTTGGCCTTGCGGAAGGCGGCGATCTGTTCGGCGCCGATCGAGCCGCGGCCGCAAAGCGCAACGCCCTCTTCGCCGCGTGTCACCTCGACGATCTGGCCCGGCTGCAGAGAGCCCGTGGCGAGACTGTGAGCGACGAGCAGCACCTTGGTCGGATACGGCAGGACGCCGACGTTGGCATAGTTCGGCTTGACCTCAAGCAGGGTTGCCGGTTCAAGCCAATCGTAGGGGATTTCATTGAAGTCCATGGCTTACTTCTCTCCTTTGGTCCGACGCGACCGCGACGGCGTTTCGGTTTCGTTGCCTTCGGTGAGCTGCTCGCCGCCGGCGTCTTCGCCCTCGGGCGTCACGACGACGGCCGGCTGCTCGCCCTCGGTCTGTTCGATCGGGGAAACCACGACCGGCCTTTCGGCCTCGACCAGGTCGCCGCAGGCGATGCGACGGCGCACGAACAGCGTGTTCGGTGCGTCCATGCCTTCAGCCGGCCACGGCCTGCCGTCCTCCTGGTCGACGGTGCAGCCCTCGGCGGGCCTATAAAATCCGAGCATTTCCTGCATGTTCTACTCCTGGGGCAGTTCGGTTTCGTCGGTGGCGACGGTGCTTTCGGGATCTTCGGCAAAGGCCCAGCTCGCGCCGATCCGTTCGAAATCGTCGAGCGTCGCCAGGGCGAAGTTGGCCGGGCTGCTGACGAAGGCGACGCTGAAATCAATCTGGGAAATCACGACGTTGTCGTCGGTCCAACCATCAGCGATTAGGCTGTTGGCGCTGGTGACGGTGGCAACGCCGACGCCGGGAATCTCTGCCGCCTGCAGGAGCGCGACCGCAACGTCGTGCATTGCATCGAGACCGATACCGCGCTTGTCGCCTTTGAAGCGGGTTTCAAGGCCATTCGAAGCCCTGAAAACGAGCACTAGACGCCAGAGCATCTGGCCTTTCAGAGCGCGACCGCTTGCGGCATCCGGCTTCATGCCGGTCCATGCCAGGCCGATGAAGGGCGCCTGTTTAACGAGCCGCTCGAATTCCTTGATCGTCAGCGTCTGCGGGATACGCTCGATCGTGAAATCTTTCGCCGGAAAGGCAAGCCGCAGCCGCTCGACGATCGCCGGCTCCATTCTGCGGATCGGTGCATAAGCGAGATCCATCAGAGGCCTCGCAAGCTGTCGTCGGAGAAGATGCGCGGCCGATCGGACATGCGCGGCCCGGAATTAACCGCAGGGCCGGCCGGCGCTGCAGCCGGGACATCGAGATTGACCAGCTCCTTGGCGATGTTCTCCAACCAGGAGATGACGTCCTTGCGGCCCTTCGCCATTTCCTCGCTCGGGTCCGTGTGCTCGCCCTGGGCGAGATCGTAGCGGGCAAGGATGCAGGCGGCTCGGACGATCTCCGCCGGCGGCGCGGCGATCGGCACGAAATAGCGGCCACGGATATAGCCGTCGATCAGCGCTCCAGCGTCAGCGAGCGCGGTGTTGACCTTGGTCTCGTCAACCGTCTCGGCCGTGCGATCCTCCGGGCGGGAAAGCCGGATGATCTGCGTCTCACCGAAGCGGGCGATCATGTCGGAAACGGTTGCGTACATAATGAGTGTCTCTGTGTTCGGCTGTGAAGGAGGCTGGCTGAACGCCAGCCCCCGCGTCATGGATCGTCAGGCAGTCCGACTAGCATCGCCGTCGCACGTCGATGATGTTGAGGCCGTGGGTCTGGTAGCTCTCGGCATATTCCGGCTTCAGCGGCTGAAGCGCGGCAAACGCCATCAGCGACGTCGCGCCGGGATGATCGGCGAGCTGCTCGGCTTCAGCGGCCGGCAGAACGTCGAAGGCAAGGAAAGAGAAGTCGGCGGCTTTCTTGACCATGAGGTGGATTCCCGCATCGAGCGGGGGAACCTCCGCCGACGCCGGTACGCTCACCAGGAACAAGCTGAAGAGGCTCGCGATGATGACGGCGCTGCCGATGCCGATACTTCGAATGCTGTAGAACGAACGCATCTAAGTCCTTTCTTGGGTTTCAGGCTTCAGTCTGCCGCTGTTCAGCTCGCGTCCCGTGCGAGCCTGGGCTTCGACGCCGGATGCAGGATCAAGCCCACATGGGCGTCTCGCGACGCTCCCGTTCTGGATGGATGCCCGGACGGCAGGGCCTCGTTTCCCCGCCGCCCGGTCGGCCCGCCCTGGGATTACTTGGTTCCGGCGTCCTCGCCGGCCTTGTTCGCCTTCTTGGCGTCGGCGATCAGCTTTTCGAGCTTCGCGACCTTCTCGTTGGCGGCGGCCATATCCTTGCCGGCCTTGTCCATGGCGTTGTCGTGCTCGGCCTTCAGCTCCGCGGTCTTGTCCTGGACTGCGAATTTCACAGCCTGGTCGAACTTCGCCTGCAGATCATCGGCCTTCGCGCTCACCTGGCGCGCGACCTCGGCATTGACGCGCAGCTGAAAGTCCGCGTCCGTCATGGTGTTTTCGGCGTTCTCATCGACCTCGCGGACGGTGAAGGCCGGGTCGGCGCGAAAGCGCTGAAGCTGCTCCTCGGTCCAATGCTCGGCCGGGTAAAATTCGCTCGCCGGATGCTGGATGCCATTGCGCCACATGCCGGGCGAGCTGCAGATGATCTGGATCTTCAAGAGGGTGTCTCCTTCGGGTTTCGGGCAAACGGCCCGGTTCGGCCGCTTGTCGGAAACCCGTCGCCGGCGGGAGGAGGAGTGCCGGCGACGGCTTGGCGGGCGAGTGTGCCCGCCGCCCGGGATTAGGTGAGGTACGGGATGACCAGCACTTCGGCGGTCTTGGCCCAGACGTTGCTTTCGCCGCCGTTGACCAGCTCGGCATTGAGGATCTGGCGGGCAACGCCTTCCAGCGCCGGCGGGACGACCAGTTTCGTCGGGCGGATGTTGATGATCTCGCCGCTCCGCTTGCGGATCGTCTGCATGGCAGTGCGGGCCAGCGCATAGTTCGCCGCATTCAATGTCGCCTTGGACTTGTAGGCGAGCTGCCAGAGGCCGAGGCCGGCGTTGCAGCGACCGTCGACGCCCCAGACGAACTTGCCCTGGTAGAAGACGTTCGGATCGTCGGGATTCTGCATTGCCGTCAGAACGAACTTCTTGCGGTTCTGGAAGACGAACGGCTTCATTACCTGGGTATCGTCGATCAGATACCAAGCCGGGCCAGCGCCATCGGTGAAGTTGGCGACGACGCTGGCGCCGCCGTTCTCGTCATACCCCGGATGGTCCGTGTCGAAGAAATACTGACCGTCATAGCACTTGACCGTCTCGGCCTTCTTCATCAGCGGGAAAACGAGCTGGTCGGGGAACTCGGCGGCATCCTGGCCGATCTGGCCGGCAACCGGCGTGAAGATGCCGATCTGATCGTCTTCGATCTGCGACCGCTTGATCGAGATCGTCTTTTCGAACTCGCGGTTACGGATGATGTAGGTCTGAGCCGACAGGTCATGCACGACACGATCGCCGATCCATTCACGCATCCCCGGCATATCGTCCAGGCGGGGATATTCGTTCATGGCCGTGGTCGACGGCACCGTCATCGCCACCGAGGTGTAGAACGTCTGCACCGAGCCAAACCGCATGTTATAGGCGGTCGACAGGCCGGTGTAGATGCCCTTGAGGGTATTCGAATTGATATCCAAGGCTCGCTCCTTAGAGGGTTTTCAGCCAGACGCCGTCCGCGTCGATGGCGTCGATGGTGCCGATCTGAAGCAGCGCGCCGGCCGCCAGGGTGAAGGTGTCGTCGGCGCTGGCGTAGACAGCAGCGCCGATGTTGGCGACGGTCGCGCCAGCGAGCGGAATGATGCGGACATCCTTCTCGATCTTGACGTACTGGTCGCCGGTGGCGCCGGTCGTGTTGTCGATCCGCTCCTCGGCGAAACCGAGAAGCTTGACGGCACTGGCATGACCAGCCGGAACGGCCTCCTTGTTGGCTGTGATGCCAACAGCCGCGCCGCCGTAGACCAGGACGCCGCCGAGAGCCGGATAGCCGTAAGCGCGGCCGGGGCTGGGCTTCTTCTTTGCGCGAATATCATTCGTCGCCGTCATCTCAGTTGCCCTTTCCGTGGAGTGCCTTGGCCGTGTCGGCGTAGGCCTTGGGGTCTATGCCCATCATCGCCATCACTTCATTGTCCTCGGCGGTGAGCGCGCTGTCGTCGGCGCCGGGCTGTTTGCGGCCGCCGAGGCCGCCGGCATTGAGCGACGGCAACAGCTTGATTTCGGCTTCGACCTCGGCCGGGTTCTTCATGTGCCGGGTGATCATGTGATCGCGTAGCGCTGGGACGATCTTGCCGGCCTCGATCGCGCCGTCGATCGCCGCCTCGGCCTTGTCTTTGGCCGTCGTGGTCGCGAGCGTCGTTAGCTGAGATTGCAGCGAGGTAAGCTGCGACTTGAGGTCGGCGTTCTCGGCATCCGTCGTCGAAACCTTGCCGCGCGACTGGATCGCGGTGACAAGCGCGTCCGGAGCGGTATTCGTGGCGACGCCGGCCGCCTCGGCGATGCGGGCCATCAGCGCGGCGGTTGCCGTCTGCTGGGTGTGGGCTGCCGTGAGAGCGGCCATGACGGCAGCTTCGTCGGCAGTCTCCGGAAGATTGAGCATCTTCCGCAACTGTTCGAGCATTGCATTCTCCTCGGTTGAATGAAGGGATTTCAGAACGGTCAGATTGGGATCGTTGGTCAGCGAGACGCGCAGCACCCTCGCGATCTTGAACGGCTTGGCGGCGCTGTGCAGGAAGACCGGCGAAAGGAAGCCGTATTCCTTGCTGGTCACCATGCGCTCGCCTTCCGGCGTCCACTCGACGCGGCCATAAAGACCGTCGTCACGCTTCTGCAGCTCGACGATCCAGCCGCGCGCCGGCGCGGCGTGGCCCTGCTTGGCCGCCAGATCGGTCGAGTGGTTTTCGTCGACCGCGAGCTTGTTGCCTTCCCGGTTGAAGGTGGCGATCAGCGCATCGATGTCCGGTGCGGCATAGGGACCGCGACCGTCAGCGCCCTTGAATTCGGCGGCCGGAAGCAGGTGAAGCCATTCCGGCGCACTTGCGTCGGCCTGGTTCAAGGCGCGGATGATCGAGTTGATCGCTTTTTCCATGGCACGAGATATGCCATGGCGCCAAAGCCCATATCATGCCCGCGAAGGCGGGCGGGAGCGGATGATCAGCGGTGAAGGGAAGAGCTAGCGCCGGATCGAGTACCGGTCAACGAAGTCGAAGACGATCTCCGCGATCGATGTCTCGTCGTCATCCGATATACCGAGGAAGGGGCGAGCGGGCAAGGTCACACGGTCGGCGACGACCAGGCGCCCGCCGATCCGGAAATAAAGATGGCTTGCGGTCTTCGGCTTGATCTCGGCGCCGAGCTGGTGCGCAGCCGCGTAGATTGTGTTCGTGCCGACGCGAACTTCATCATTCGAAGCCTGCGAATTGATGCTGTCGCGCAGTCGGCCGCTTTCGGTCAGAATTCGCGAATTGCGCTTGTCGACTGCATATTCCGGGTTCAGTGGCGCCCAAGCCTGCCCGTCCGGATCGGTCTGGGTAACGAAACGCATATGCGTCGATCCGACCAGCTCGACGCCGATCGCCGCCATCACCGGCCGTGTGTTCCCCATCAGGTGCTGCAGCTGCTCGAAGGCGCGCTGCACCTGCTTGTCCATCACCTCGGCTGTGATCGAGAGGGACGCGCCCGCCATGTTTGCCTTTCCGCCCGGTCGGGCCTATAATTTGGTCAGTGACTGCCGAGCAGGACGCACACCCGCCCCTACGGGTGTTTGGGATAAGGCGCTTTCCGGCCCCCCGGCGGTCACTTCCACTCAATCCCAAAACTTCGCTTGATGTTTCGCCGCTCGGTTCGCCGCAACGAGACGAGATAGATCTGATCGCCGCCGGCCTCCGACTTCACAGTCTTGATGCCCGCCTGATAGATCTTGCCCTCAAATTCCCCCACGAACGCCCATCGCCCGTTCGTATCCTTCAGCAGCCTACCGTTCGTTGCCAGCCACTTCGGCAGGACGCCGTAAGCAGCCGGCGTGGCGATCGTATGTTTGACGTGGCTGCGGATCGTGTCGGCCGACAGGCGGATCTCTGTACCGGCCTTGATCTCAAGCGTGACCGCAACGTCTTTCGATGCCACTCCGACCGACGTCCAGGAGCCGTCTGGCCATTTGCCGCGCAGTGCCGAGGAGACGAAGGCCGCAACATTGGCCTCGTCTGCGGAGATCGCCTTCGGACCAGGTGCGGTTTGCTCCAGCCAGGCGCGGCCGGGGTTGTAGGCGAAGGACGGATCGACGCCGAGTGGCTGATCGGTCCCGAGCTGGTCGAGATCCGGAGAGCGATCGGGACCGGCCTTACCGAGCCGGCGAAGGCGAGGACGCGAAACCGGCGTGACGAAGCAGCCACAACCAAAGCCATTCGGCGGATAGGCGGTTTTCCAGAACGGGTCGTCAGCGGCAAGGCAAAGCCCATCCCAGGCCTTGTGCTGAAGGCGCGGATGGATCGCGCCGGAATGGTGGTATTGCCAGTAAGGGAATGTCGCCAGCGTTTCCGGCTCGCTCATCTGGGCGTAGCGGCCGGCGGCGTAGGCCGTGCGCAGGTTCGTTTCGAAGATCGTCTTCGTCCGCCAGCCGCGTTCGCCCTTGTAGCTCCAGCCGTGCGTCTTCACGATCGCGTCGAAATTCTTGCGGAAGTCGTCGAGCGTGGTGCCCTGTTCGAGCGCCTTGGCAATCGCGCCTTTGAAGTCGTCGACGAGCGCCTTGCTGTTGGCGCCGGCGACCATGAACATCTTGGAATGGGCCGCGTCCCAGACGTCGCGCCAGCTTTCGGTCGGAGTGCTGACCTTTTGCCGGAAAAAGGCGATTGCCTCGTCAAACGGCAGATCGATGGCGGAGAGCGTCGAAGCCATCAGGGCGACGGCCCTTCGCATCGTTTTCAAAGCTGTTTCAAAGCCCGTAGACGCGTTTCGAAGGTTTTTTCGGATGACGGCAGCGCCAAGGCCGTCCACGCGCGTCTGTGGGCCTCTAATCATGATTAGCCCTTTAGGTCATCGAGCAAGGCCGCCTGACCAGCCAAATGGGCTAGTGCCATACCTCTCGCCATCGCCTCGGCCAGTTCGTCCGGCGCCAGCTCCAGGAGCGCCAGGCGCTCGGCCGCGTCCCTCAAATCGGACGCCTGCATCAGCGCCGCCTTCACCTCGTCGACCATGCCGGCAATGGCGCCTGCCGCGTCACGCTCCAGCCGATCGGCCAGCCGGTCGACCACGTCGTCGCTCTCCGATCGAGCGTGAGCCGACCGTTCGAACAGATGTTTGAAACTGCTGTGAACCGTCTTTGCCGGGCGGTCTCTCGCCGCCGGGGGTGCGGCCGGATCGTCACCAGGAGCTGCTTCTGGCTTGCGACCGCCGATCAGCACGGCGCCGGCTTTCGGCGCCGGGATGCCCATCCGGTCCTGAAGGAAACTTTCGTCAGCCGTCAGCCCGTGTTTCGCGAGCTTGTCGAAAGCCTCCGCGAAATCCTTGATCGGCAATTCGTCCGGACGGCCGATCTTCACCTGAGGATAGTGATCCTGTGGCCCGAAATTGAAAGCGATGATGTTTGGAATGAGCTGCGAATTGACAGTGCCAGTCAGGCACATGGCATCAGAACGCTCGATATCCTCTTGCACCAGGCGATGCTCCTGGCTGACGGCATGGCCGCCCGATATCGCGTCGGTCGTCGTCGTTTGCCCGAGCACCAGCTTGGAGATCTGGCGATCGAGCCAGTCGGCCCGGCGCTCGTACATGTCGGTCGAGGAAGACTTCGAACCGACATCGACGAACTCGACCAGCATGTCGCGCGGAATGATCGCCGCGCAGTCGCCGGCGATACTGCTGACCGCGCGCCAGAGAACGTCCTTCTGTGCCTCAGTGGCGCCTGGTCCGTAGCGGCCGAGGCGGATCGGCTGGCCGTAGTTCTGGGCAAAGATCGCCCAATCCTTGATCGTGAAGCTTTTGAACATCCACGCCCAGCAGGCGACACGGGCAATGCCGGAGCGGATTGTCAGGCCGGATTTCGTCTTATGGCGATGGATGATGAACTTATGCGGCGCCAGCGGCGCGCCGGCGACACCCTCGCGAAGCAGAACGGTTTCGCCATCCTCCTGGTCGAAGGTAAACCAGCGCTGGGTGCGCCATGTCAGATCGCGAGGCAACATGTTTCCAAGCCGATACTGCCAATCGATCTCGGTGACGGACAGGCCCTTGCCTACGGCATCGAGCATGTCGAAAAGCGAACTCTGCAAGACACCGTCATCAATCCAGGACTGGACGAGCGCGGCGTGCTTCTTGTGCTCAGCGGCATCGGACGCGGCCTTGACCGTGATCGGCAGCTGCGAGACCGAACGCTTACGAGTGGCTAGCACGGCGGCATAGTGCAGGTCCCGCTCCTCGATGTCCTCGGCCAGTTCGAAATAGGCCTCTGGTTCGCCGTTGGCGGCCGAGCGTAGAATGCTCCCCAGCCGCTGCGGCGTCATGCCTTCCGCAGGGTGACCGGAGAAGGGATTGCGCATGCTGCCGACGCGCGCGTCCGCAACCTGCTCCATCAGCTCCTTGCCGAGGACGATCCGGCCCAGCCAGTCGCGAAACGATGCCATTACAATGATCCCCTCAGGTGAACGTTGATGCTGTTGCGACGGTCCTCATCGAGCGGCGGTCCGCCGTTGTGACCGACTTGCGAGGCGGTCGTTTTCCGGTTGGTCTCATACTCGTAGGAGATCGGTTCCTGCCGGCTGGCGAAGAAGGCGAGCGCGCCGGCCGGCGCGGTGTCGCCGTGGCGCTCATATCCATCCGCGCCCTTGCTCGTGTGATTGTCCGGAACCTTGATGATCCCGTTCACGTAGGCGAGCGCCTGGTGGTCGGCGAGCACGTCGGCATCGCGCGGCAGCAGGATCGTCTTGTCGGAGAAGGCCTCGATATAAGGCAGCATGTTCGTGCTGTACCAGGCTTGGTTCAGCTTCACCTCGACGATGGTGTCGCCGTAGCGCTGCCGGGCTTTTTCAGCGAGATATTCACCGTTGCCGGTGGCGTCCAGGGCACCTCCCATCAACCGAGGCAAGGCATCGACGACGTAGAAAAGAATGTCGCGCTGCTGATCGTAGGGAATGTTTTTCAGCTCCAGGACAAAGCAGGCGCGCCGGACCAGGTCCAGCCCGATCTCGATCGGTATGATTGCCGTCTTGTCGCCGCTGCGGGCGAAGTCTTCGCCAAAGGCATGTTCCCGATCGGGGTTGAGGCGGCTTAAAAGCGGCTTCAACTGCGTCCTGCAGAACGCGTCGGCCTGTCGAGCCCGTTCTTCGTCGGAAAGGTTCTTGAAATCGTCGTTGCGATCCCAGCGGACGACCGGGATATCCGCCGACATGCAGCTCTCGATGAGAACGCGTGTCAGCGCTGCCCCTTCGCCTTCGGCCGGGATGGCGTCCAGCTCCTGTTTCATCTTGGCAGTGCGCGACCCATAGGCACCGCGGATCTGCTTTTCCCAGGCATCCTGCTTTTCCTGGCTCCAGTCCTCGCCCTTCTGATCGCAGACCTTGCGGAAAAGCCCGTTGTCGATCGCCGCCTGGAACGGGATGTAATGGTAGCTGAAGGGGATTTTCTTGGCCTGCGCATCAAGGCAGAGCTGGTTGAAAGCGTTGAGGAAGCCGTTGTGCGAGGAGATGACGCGGATCTTGCCGCCCCAGATCAAGAGCGCGTTGACCGCGTCGAGCACCTCATGGACGTTCTTGTGAAAGGCGGCTTCGTCGATGACGACGGTGCCCTGCAGACCGCGAATATTCTCGGGCCGGGATGACAGAGCCTCGACGCGGAAGCCCGAGGCGAAGGAAATCCGGTAGCCCGAGATGAAGGCCGTGGTGCCGTCCGCGCGTTCGTCAACGAAGATGCTGTCCTCGATCGCCGCGACTTCCTTGGCGACGGTGTAGGCGAAGTGCTTCACATAACCGATGAACTCGCGGCCCTTGTCCTTCGTGTCGCCGATATAGAAGACGTTCTGCCCGCCCGCCGATCGCGCGGCCGAGGCGATTAGCGTATCGTCGAGCGCCTCGGCAAAGGTGATGCCAGTACGGCGTCCCTTGGCGCAAACCTTCAGGTCGCTCTCGTCCTCAAGCCACTCGGCCTGGTGACGCATCAGCACGCCCTCGGCAAGCGGATCGAGATCCTCGGGAATGTCGGCGCCGCGAAGCAGCTCGTCCGGTAGCTTTGCCGGATCGCGCGTCAGGACAACAACCTCTTCGGAAACCGCCTCGGTCATGCGGCATCCTTCTTCTGCTTTGACTTGACACCGAGGAAGTCACGGCGGAGCTGCGCGACAACTTCGGCCGACATGCCTTTTTCCTTGGATACTTTCTCGATCGCCTTCTCGGCCTGGGCCTTGAACTTGGCTTCGATCTTGTCGCGCCGGGCGCTCGATACCGACTGCGCATGGGTCGCCGATCGGAGCGCGTCGGCAAGCGCCTTCGCGTCTTTGGAGCCGATCTTGCCGCGCTGGGTGCGCAACATCGTGAAAATCAGCGCCTTGATTGCCTCGGCCGCAACCAGCGTAAGATCGTCGCTTTCCTCCGGATCGAAGGTGTCGGAGATCGCCGCCGCCATTTCGCGCGTCTCATTGAGGTCACGCGTCATGGCGTCGAGGTTGATCGAATAGCGGTTGAAAGCCGAGAAGCTCGGGATCGTGAATTCCAGCTCGCCACGGCTCTCGCGCTGCAGCGCTTCAAGCTTGCCGGAAAACTCCTTGTAGATTTCGAGCTGTGTGCGCGCATTCTCCTGCAGCTCGGCCGCCGCCCACATGACGACCTGGTTGCACTCCTGCGGCAGGAGCTGAATCGACGATAGCCGGCCGCGACCTTTTCTCGCCATGGTCAGGCTCCCGGCCGAGACGGCCGCTTTACGCCCTCGATCGCGACGTGCCGGTCAACGTGTCTCTTGCCCAGCGCCGTCAAGGTGATGATCTTCACCGTGCCGGCCGGGACCACGGTCACCGCACCCATGTTGCGGAGATACTCCACCTCGCCGTGGATCCACGCCCGCTCCTGGTGGATGCCGAAGCGGGCAAGCACCGGCTCAAGCATCGAGCTGCTCAAGCTTTCGTTGGTCTGCTCGGCCAGCGCCTTCAGAATGATGAGACGCGCTTCCTCGCGCATGATCTTGTCGAAATCGACGCCGATATCGTCTGTCACTTAGCCCTCTCCAGAAGCAGTTCCTGCAGGCGCTCACCGATCGCTTCGACCGGCTTCAGCCTTTCCGTCATTGTGTTGAGTTGCCCGGTCAGCTCGGTCATTCGCATTTCCAGGCGATGGAAGCCGTCCCGATCGGGGAGATGCCGCAGCTCGCCCTCGATGCTGAGAATGCGCGTGGCATGGGATTCGAGACGGTCTTCAGCCGCCTTGACTCTCGCTTCCGTAGCCTTGGCCTTTTCCGCGAGCGACTTTTCGCCGGAATTGATCCAGCCCTTCAGATGGCCCAGGAGCGCAATGACGCCGAGCGCCAACGAGATCCAGATGGCGTATTCTTTCGGGTCCATCAGCGGTTCCTTTTTCGCCCGCGCTCGAAACGCGCCTGGCATGCAATGCACCGGATGGAGGAGGGCATCGCCAAACGCCGCGCCGGCTCGATTTCGCTCTCGCAGTCCTGACAATCGAACCGGCCGTCACGCTGCAGCTCTGCCTGCAGGCGACGAATGCCGACCTGCCGTTCCTTCTCCGCCAACTCCTCGGCGCGGTCGAAATTCTGCTCTGTCGTCACGGCGCAGCTCCATTCGCCGCATCAATCGCGGCAACGGCAGCCGCGCGTCGCCGATCGCAAGACTTGATCTCGTAGCGATCGGCCGCCGACATCTCGAAAACCTGATCTTCCGGCGCCCTGTTCGTCGCGGGATCAACTGCCGGCTTCGGCGCAGGAAGACACGGCTGGCGCGCCTCCGGAGGAACGACGATCGGAGGCGGCGCCGGCGAAAGCGTGACCTCGTGGCGCTCAGTCTGGGAGCAAGCCGACGCGATCACCGCTGAGGCCACAATCGTTGCCCTTAGGAAGCTGCGCATTCTTCGCCCTCAAATCTGCAAGTGCCTGTTGATCGGACCGGCCCTTCTCGGCCAGGTCCGCTTGGATCTTCACGACTGCGGCCGCCTGGTCGGCAGCGCGCTTGTTGGTGTCGGCGTTCGCCTTCTCGATTTTGGCAGACCAGTAGGCGTCACGTTCGTCGCCCTTCAGCTTGACCGCCTCGTCAACCATCCCCCGAACCTCGCGGACGCCGAGCAGCGCCAGGCCGAGGACGGCAATCACGAGCAGCGCAGCGAGCACGACGTAGACCGTCGTCTTCGAAAACAGTGCGGTCATTGAACCTCTCCACTTTCCGAGATCGGCGCGGCCATCATCGCGGCAGCTCGGAAATCCGAAGCGCCGGAGAAGCGGTGGACGCCGAGCATGCCGGCGATCAGCAGAAACGTGCTTGGGGTTATGACAGGGGCGAGCTGCACCGCCTCGGCCGAGTGATAGACGACGGCCGCTACCAGGATGAAGCCGTTGACCAGCCACGCCAACCAGAACGACGCCCAGAGCTGGCGTCGCGAAAGGCTATAGCTGGGCTTGGAGGAACGATGGTCAGGCCTCATTGCGCGAAACCTCACCCGCTGCGGTCGCGCGGACGCGCCCGCCGACAGGCGCTTCGCCCGTCTTAGGCCAGCGGATGCCGACGCAACGGCGCTTTCCTACCGGGGAGAATTTCACGCTGTTGCCCTGGTTGCCGCCCAGCACAATGTAGTTTTCATCATCCTCGCCGGCGTACAGGCCGACGTGACCGCCGCCAGGCCGCTGGAAAACGAGGATGGCGCCGAGCGCCGGCGCCGTCATGGGCTGGCCAAACTTTCCCCACTCCAGCGCGCCGAGCGGGTTCGCCGGCAACTTCTCCTGCGGCAGCGTGGTCGAAATCAGATTGCCGATAAAGAGGCCGCACCATGGCGTGTCGTCGTTGGTGTAGAAGCTGGCGATCCAACCGCCGAGCCGTTTCGCCCATCCAATAATAGTTGGATTGGACGCAGCGCCGGCGATCTCCTTCAGCCCCATGAAGCGCCTCGCCTCGCGCATCCAGACGGGCTCCGCCGGGATGCTGGGCGCAGGCGTGACGGCAACGGGAGCGCTGCTCGGCGCTCTGGCGGGATCGCACCGAAGCGCCTCGATCGTGGCCTCATCGGCCTGCCCTGTTTCAGGTAAAGCCTCTGCATGCTGAAAACGCTTGAGGGCCTCGATAGTGGCCCGGCCGTGGACGTCATCGACGACGCCTGCATAAGCGCCGTGCAGCCGGAGGCGCTGGATAAGCCACTGATCGAAGTTTGTCATGAGGTCCCCCTGTCGAAGCCGCGAACGCGGCCGAATATGGGGGCAACAATAGCTGGAGGACCGCCCTGAGGGTCATGCCCGCCGAGGCGGGCGGGTCAGAACATTTCGATCTGTCGGGGGTCTTTCTTGGCCGTCGCCCGCTCTTTTGGGGCTCGGCTGAAGAGCTTTTCGACGCCGGTCTCTGTCAGGCCGAGGCGTCTTGCGATCATCGCGTTGCTCTCGCCATGGGCTCGATAGTGGCGGGCGCGAAACTCACGGGCGACTGGCACACGTATATAGCCGCCCGAAAACATTTTGGAAAGCCGGGCCGTATTGTCAACGCCGATCTCGGCTGCCAGTGTCGAACCGTACGCGACTTTCGGGATATAGACACGAATGCCGCCATGGACATCCGTCAGCTTGAGAAAGCCCTCGTCTCCGAGCAGCTCGTGTAGCTCGGCCGTCAGATCGCTCACTTCGAACCTCCGAGGCCAAGCTGGATCTCAAGGCGCATCTGCTCGGCCCGCAACTGACGGAGCCGCTGCTCGCGACGAATTCGTGTGTGGGCATCAACGCCGCCCCTTTGAAGCTTCCTCGAAAGCTCTTCACACTGAGCTTTAACGGAGGCCAACTCGGAACTTTCGAACAAGGGCATGGCATTCAGCATGATCATGTTCCTTCCAGGAGGGACAACTGAGGTGCTGTGATTTACGAGGAGCCGGGACTCCATGACGTGCGTGGCGCCGGAAGAAGTCATCGCTTGCCCGCCCGGATCTGCTCGCCGAAATGGTTCATAACGGCCTGCCAACCGGCTCCGGTGACTTCCTGGAGCATGGTCTTGCCCGTCAGCCTCGCAACCTCGGCATCGAAACCCTTGCGGACGATCAGGGAGGTTGCGCCGGTGAGGATTTTCCATTGCGCCCAGGCGACCTTGGCGCCATCTGCCGAGAGCCATTCCTGGCCGCTGGTGTTCCCGTAGAACACGCCGGCTTCACGCTTGATCCAGCCTTTCAGCGCGCCGATCGCGCTGTTCGCATCGTCCGCGTAGACGAGGAACCGCGTGTGATCGAGACCGGTCTGACGTTTCACGAAGGCGATAAGCGCTTTGTCATCCCGGTCGCGGACGATCCCGAGGTTCCAAGCCGCAATCCAAAGCGCCTGCAGCTTCTTGGCATATTTGCCGGTGAGCTTTTGCCGGCCATCCGCACGGCGAGCCGCCGGATCTGCCCTGAAGCCCTCTTTGCGGAAGACCGTCAGCACCTTCTCGCGCTCGGCTTCTGTCATATCCTTGGCCGATTGCTTGCCCGTGATCCGGGCAAGCTTGGCGCGATAGGTATCGTCGTCGAGGCCGAGTTGCTTCTTCGCAACATGGATAGCGGCGATTGAGGAACTCATCGTGTTCCCCCGCGACTTTCTGGCACTTTCGTGCTGTGCAATTGTTGCTTGCGGATTTTGAGCGGAGAATCTTGATGAAAAGTAATCGAGAGAAGGTCACTTGGGCGTTTGTTTTGATGGCAACTGCCGGCATTTTCTTCCCCGTCGTTTTGGGAGAGCCGCGAACGATCGTCGACCAACGTGGCGGAGACGCCTGGCGAAATGCCATTTATGATTTTCAGACATTGATTACCGGTGTTTCGGCCGTAGTCGCCGCCTATCTCGCCATCAAACAGTCGCAAGTGATCGAAGCCAATAGCGAGAGGCGCCATCAACAACTGTTGGAATTGAACCTTCGACCGGCGCGACTGATGATCAGCCGATCTGTCTTTCCTATGGTGGAGTATATTGAGATAGCACTCCCCGAGATGCAAAGCTGGCATGACGCCCTTACCGCAGAAGGCGGAGCGTGGTTTGTTGCCCAGAACATGATCGACCTGAGGCGGGCGACCACTCACTGGGCGAACATCGTCCACGACGACCAATTGGACGTCGCCAAAAAATATTTCGACGGTCACATGGAACACGCCCTGCGCCGCTCCAGACAGGCTGCGCAAAACATTAACTTGGGAGTTTCCAACTTGGAAATGCGACTGGCCCCGCTCACAGGGCGCGACGGCGAGAAGGAGCTTGTTACGGGCGCGATGCAGGAGCCTGTGGGCCTCATTGCAGCGCAATTGCAGGACTTGCTCGAATTTCTGACTGAGTTTGCCACCGGTCTCAGGAAACTTGAAAAAGATTACCTGAAATCCGCGTAGACCTAGAGGGAGCCTCACAGGTGTCATGACAAATGCTTCTCCAAGCCTGCGGCAAATCGCGTAATATTCACCTTGGAAATGACCTCCTCGCCAGACGGCGAGAAGGATCGGATGACAAAGAACACGACGCCGTCGATTGTCTCGACACTGAAGCCCTGTTGGCGGGCGATCTCAGCAATCATCCGCTCGTAATCATCAGCAGCATGTGTGAAGCGGCTCATCGGATTTCACACCTTCGCCAGATCGATAGTCACGGCGTGCCATTCATCCTTCGGCGTGTCGCGCTCATAGAAACGGACATATTCCTTCGAGCCGGTAACCGTGATCGAATTGCGGATCGCCTCCATCGCTCGGAGCCAGCGCTCATCCCGAATGTCGAGGCGGAGCAGCATGAACAGGTCCGATTTGTTGATCTGTCCCTCCTTCTCCGTATTGAAGGCTCGCATGACAAGCGCGCGGATTTCGTCACGGCTTCCTTCAGACCATTCCATGATGCAGCCGTCGATCAGCGACTTAGCGATCTGCAACTGCGGGCCGAAGCTGATTTGATCGGAAACCTGCACCTGGACCTTTAGGCAGCCGTCTATCGTCTGATAGGTGCGATTGCCCTTCTGACCGCCGATCTTCGTGCCATATTCCTGTTCCAGGAGGGCATCGAACGAACCGAGATCTGCTACGGTGTGGCTCCTGAAGCGAGCGATCTGCGCCGATAGATCGCGGGCAAATCCCATGATCTTGCGCACCGTTTCGTCCTGCAGTTTGTCCTCTGCCCGCACATTTTCGACCGGCACCAGGTTGCCCTTAGCATCGTTCATGTAAGATCGACCGTTTACGATGATGACACCGGCTCCGGCCTCGGCGGCGTTCTGTTGTTCAATGAGAACTGCTTCCATTTTACCTGCTCCTTTGTTTGACGGCGGTGGCGCGCAGATTGCGAACAGCCTGCATGAGCTTTCGATGCGCGCTGGGTTCACCGACCGTATGGGTGACTGTTTCGAGATGTCCGAGCGCGCTTACGACACGCTCGACGGCAGTTAGGATGGTCTCCGCTTGTGTGCGACGCTTGACCGGAGAAACGGGAGGCGGGTTGCTCACGCGCGCCCTCCTCCCGAAGGCGCGTGGCCTGGGAAGACCACGACATTTGGGCCGACCACAGCAAGGCAACGCTGGCGACCGCCGGTGAGACGCTCCCGCCGCTCCAGGTCGCGCTTCTCCTCCTCGACCTCCTCAGCGAGAGCGATCGCAGTGTTGAGGCGGCGGACAAAGTTGCCGACGTCCTCGCTGGTGAAGAACTTCCCGCCGTGAACATGCGGCTTGAGTTCCTCGCGGATTGCGATCAGGCAGCTGGATGTGAGTTCCGAGCAGCTCATGCTTTCCTCCCGAAATCAGGCCGGATGACATTGTCGTCGCGGCTCAAGACGAAGGTGGCGGCAGCTTCGGCGGCGAGTTGTTCGACAACCTCCCTGCCTGTCTTGCCGGCTTCACAAAGCCGATAGATTTGCACTTCGCGTTCAAGGCTCTGAGCAAGCTTGCCGAGGATCTGTAGGTGTTTGCGAAACGCGACGACGTCGGCGTCCTTCAAACGGTCGGGAGAGACCAGCCCGTCAAACCGCGTCCTTGCGTTGGTAATCTCAGTGCTGAGCATCAAGGCAGCGCTCATCCCAGATCCTCCACGTCGCGGTTCTTCCAGGCGTCCTGGATATCCCTGAGCGTGACGGCACGATCGTCAGCGAGTGCAATCATGCTGGCGAGCTTCATCGTCTTGTCGATCTGGCCGAGCGCCCCTCCCTTCATGCCGATCCCTGTCAGCAGCTTGACGCTGTCCAGATCGGTCACATCCCATGCCCTGATGTAGGCGGCGACGTCTTCGGCATAGGGCTTCTGGCGCTTCAGGTGTTTGCCGATACGGCGTTTCAGCTGGGCATAGGACTTTCCCGCCGCCTGCTTGGCAAAGCGAGAATAGACCTCTTCGTTGCCGACGAGCGCGATGCCGCACTGGTAGATGTCGGAGAAATGGCGGAGCTGGTTGATCGCGTCGTCGACGAGGTTCTGTGCTTCGTCGATGATCAGGAGCGAGCCGCCGCCGATGCGTTGAAGCCTGGCACCGATCGCGCGCGTCAGCTTGGCGGGATTGTTCTCGTGAACCTCCAGCTCCGCCGCCAGTTCGACCAGCATACCGTGAACCGTGCGAGTATGGGGGCTGACGGTCGCATGGAAGACATGCGGATGCGTGGCGCGATAGTGCCGGCAGGTGGCTGTCTTGCCGAAGCCGGCTCCGACCGTAATCATCACGAGATCGGCCGTCATTTGCGCCCATTGGAGCGTCTGGGCAATTTCCGATGCGATGCGGGTTTTCACGAATGCCGGCGACGCCGGAATGGCAGGCATACCGGCGGCTTCTACGACCGCATCCACCCACTGGCGCATTTGCCGGTTCATGTTTTCGAGGCGGCCGAGATAGGTTCCGGAGAACCACTGGCTGAAGGTACCCTCCTTCATGGCGCTGCGGCGTGTGACTTCCGCCTTGCTCCAAGAATTGGCGATCGCCAACTCCGCGACCTGCTCGCGGATCGCCCGCCAGTCGTCGATGTCGTCGACGTGCTTGGAAAGAAAGTCGATCGAGGGTTCGGGCTGTTCCCAGCCTGTCATCCTACTTGTGTCGACGTGTTTGTTCATACTATGGTTCCTTTGTCTTGCCCTTTGAGGGCTGATTTGGCGGGCGGGGTTGAACCCCGCCCAATTTTTTTGTCGGAACCGGACGCACTACATTTCGGCCCTGCTACTCCGGTCGGACGCACTACTCTCCCGACCGATCCCCCTTCGGGAATTGGATGATCGCGTGCTCGCCCGACACTCGGGACAAGGCGCGCGAAAAACTGTCTTCGAAGGCGCCGTCGTCGCTCACCGGCTGCTGCTTCAGCGCCAGATTGCCTCTCGACAGGCGTGTTACTTTCGGACGGATCGGCTCCGCTGCCAGCGGTGTCGCGGGCTCGCCCTTGGAGAGAAGATCGGCGAGCTGGGCAGCAGTGAGCGCTGCGGTCGCGGCCTTCTCGGCGGCGACTGCCTTCTGATAATCGCGGCGCTTGCGGGCGTGCTGCCGAGCCGCCTCCCGATCGTCAAAGCCGGCATCCGCGATGCAAGGCGCTTCGCAGATTAGGGTATTCTTGAGATCGTAGACACGGATCGACCCGTGCAGATTGTCTGGGTCGAAGCGGATCGTCACCTTCTGACCGGCATACTGGTTCAGCTCCCGGCTCCAGTAGCGGTTGCCGTGATAGTGGATCTCCCCACTGCCCTTTTGAGCCCGGATGACTTCCGACGCGAGGAGCCAAAGCGAACGTTGCGCCGCCGTCGGCCACCGCACGATTGCTCCGGAGTCGATGCTTGCCTGAAACGTCTCATCGAAGCTGCGGCCTTTGCAGGTCTGCGACTTGCGCCCGGCCCGGGCATTGTGCTCGGCGATTTCGCGGGCAACATGAGCGCGGAACCCCTCAAGCGGAACCGCGCGGCTTCCGTAGTTTTCAGGCTTGGCATCCGGCTTGTTGCCGGTGTATGCGCCGGCGCAGTACGGGTGCTTGGCGATATTCTCCGCCAAATCCCCCCAGGCGCGCTCGATCGGCTTCGACTGGCCCGAATAGGGATTTGTCCAGCGCGGCTCGATGCCGAGCGTGACGAGCAACCCTTCCGGATCTTCCTCTCGCACCTTGAAGCGATAACGGGTCGCCGCACCGCCCGAGATCCATTTCGAAGCGAAGGATCGGCCGTTATCGAGGTAAATGCGGTCGGGAATGCCGAAGCGCTCCACCATATCGCCGATGACAAGACGCACCGTTTCCTTGTTTTCGCTGTCGGAAATCCGCCATGCGACGATCTTGCCGGAATAGAGGTCCTGGATGCCGAGCAGGAACATGCGAACCGGCTGTTCCGACCAGGGAACCGACACGAAGACGTCCAGCTTATGGCCGTCCATGTTGACCATCTGCATGGCATGCAGGTGCGAACGCGTTCGCCGCTGGGCCGGATAAAGCCCCTTTGACCTTTCCTTGCCTTTGCGCGCGAGCTGCTGGACTGCGGCGGACACCTCGGCATCGAGGCGGCGGCGAAGGGACCGCTCATGCGGTATCGGCGACCATCCCTGCTTCTCGGCGACCTTGATCATGCGGCGATAGCAGGTGGAGAACTTCGGCGCCTCGGCGCGCAGATAATCCGACGTCAGGTATTCCCACGCCTTTGGATGGCAGACCGAGCGGCTTCGTTCATTGGTGTAGTTCGGCGCCAGTGCAGCAAGCCAATCCTGGCGGTCGATGCCCTCGACCCTGCTGCGCCACTCGTAGAGCGCCGACTTTTCGACGCCGCCCTTGTTGCAGGCCATGAGGACCGCAGCCTTGGCAGACATGCCGGCTCGCTCTAGCTCATCAGCCAGTTGAAGAGTCTTCAAACGGGTTTCACCGACCGTTTTCTGATGCGCTGGCAACGCTTCGTAGCGCTGCCAGAGAGCCTTCTTCTCCTGCGCTTTCAGATCCTTGTCGTCGTTTGCTGGAGCTGAATGGACGATCAGCAAGCGCGTTTGCGCCGCCTGCGGCAGAAGTGAAACGTGATATTCCCATACCGGCTTCGTCTTGCCCTTCACCCGCCGAGCCATCGCCTCGTTCCCACGCCACTTCGCGCGGGCCAGGTTGTCGAGGCTTTTCTCCGTGCGCGGAAGGTCCGGCAGGTTTGCAGCGACCAACTCAGCTATGGTGTAGAACTGCTTCACGTTTATCGTCCGCGTCGCTTGATGTTGATGGGAGTGGACCGGAGCGCCTTCAACTCCTGGGCAAGCGCCCGCTGCTCCTGTTGCAGCCGGGCGATTTCGGCCAGGCGTGCTTCGTCGCCCTCAAGCATGATCAGGCCATCCTCAGAGACAATCAGATCCCAAAGCCAGAGAGCGCCCGTCGCTCGTACGAATGCCTTGAAGCGGACAAGGCTGATGTCGTGGGAGACCTTGCTTTCCGCCGTGTAGGCGTCGAGCGTCGTCTTGGAGAGGTTCGGCAGGCCGAGATATTGCGCCATGCGAGCTGCGACGACTTCGCGGCTGTGCGGGCATTCCCGGATCGCCTGCGCCATCGCCCGCTTCAGCCTTGCGCGGAAACGCTCGATGTCGATGGTGACAGCAGCCTGGCGAACGGGAAAGAGCGGCTGCAGGAAGAAGTCGAGCTGCGCGGGATGTTTACTCATCGCCGGCCTCGCTACGGATTTCTGCCATCAGCGCATCGGGTTCGTCACCCATGCCGATATGCGACAGGAATTGATTGCGCGTCTCCTCGCTGGCGTCCTCCCAGGCGGTGACGAGGCGAGAAAGAAGCGTTGCCTGCTCGACCTGCGCCTTCGACAGCTGCGGCGCGGGCTCGACGAGTGCGAGCGCCTTTTTCAGATCCGGCTCGGCGCGGAAGGCGATCGCCGCCTGTCGCTGCTTCTGCGGCTCCATCTTGGCGATCTTCAGGAGAGCGGACTGATTGTCGGCGATGGGAGTGCCACGAACTGCGGTCCGAACGTCCGGATGCAGGCTTTGCGCGATTTGATTAAGCCGCTCGACAGCGCGCCGCGAAAGCCCCATGCGATCAGCGACGTGGATGGAAAAACTGCCTGCCTCCGCTTCGTCAGCGAATAATTGCGACAAGTTGGCGCGATTTCCGGGACGGCCAGCTTCGACCTTCCCGTACTTGCCTTCCCAAACGTCACGATAGGTTTGCACGAAGACGGCGCGGTCCAGCACCGACAGCTCATTGCGAAAGAGGTTTTCCGTGATCTCGATGAGCTGGGCTTCGGCCTTGTCACCCTCGACGATCATCGCGTCGATTTCGGGCTGTTTGTTGATCTGCTCAGCACGGATGCGGTGAGCGCCAGCGACAAGAGTATATTTGCCGCCCTTTGCATTGGGCGTGCTGCGGACGGTGACGGGGTTGATCAGGCCATGCTCGACGATGCTCTGAGCAATCGCGATCGCATGCTCTTCCTCGACAGCGCGTAGCCGCTCCGGAATGACGATGTTTGAAATCAGGATGCGTTTGAACTCGGCCATTATGCGACTTCTTCTTCTGCTGTCGTTTGGAGGGTGATGAGCGCGCGGGCGCGTAGCGCCATCGTCTTGTAGTGAGCGGCAAAACGCAGACTGCCGAGGCGGGTATCGACCGTGCGCAGCGCCCGGTTGATCGCTTCGCGAGAACGGTTCTCGGCCTCGACGACGCGCCGCTTCGGCCACTTCAGTTCCGTGACCATGAGGTGCATGACGACTTGACGCGCGAGAGCCGCATCGAACCAGTCGTGAGGCGGGTCGACGATTTCGCCGACCGCGAGGTGCGGGAAGCCTTCTCGGACAGCAGCAAAACAGGCGTGAAGGTGCGCGTCGTAGAGCGCGTTCTGGTCGAATACATTCAAGGTCATGGCATCACACTCGCAACGAGAGCCGCGACCGCCGCCGTTAGGCCGGTGAATGCCACGCCGAAAATCAGAACCAGATTTGCAATCTCGCAAACCGGTGAACGTGAGGGAATGAAGGGGTTGCGCATGTCTACGCCGCCGTGCCGTTTTGGCGTTGTGCCATCGTGGCCGGACGCTCATAGTTCTCGCGGGGTTGAGGGGATTTCCGCAGACCGGAGGCGTGGTAACGCGACCGCCACAGCAGATGTGGCCTTGTACCGAGAGCTGCAGCGATCGCCCTCTCCCCAGCCGCATTGGGTTCCCGGAGCGTCGTTCCAGCCGTTCCACGCGGGAGCTGATAGGTTCGATCGATATCGAGAAGAGAAAGGCCGGCGGTAAAAAGCCGACCTTTGATCGCTGTCATCTCAGCAATCTTGTCGATCGCCTTCCGGGTCTTCTTGTCCGCCTGCTGGGGCCGGTGCATAGTGGATCCTCGTAGTGATGAGGGAGGCCCTGGCCGGCCTCCCTTTTCATGGGTGATTTGGTCCGTATTTATGGAGAAGATAGCAATTTTCTGCCAGGTGACAAGCAGATTTCTGCGCGTCACGCAGAAATCTGCTGGGAAGCATGAGCGATTTAGGGGCGAGAATCCGCGAAGCCGCTGCATTGATTGGCGGTTTAGACAAGCTGGAAGCCGGGCTTTCAGGGGTAAGTAGACGAACGTTGTCAGACTACGTCTCGGGGAAGAGTGAGCCAAAGGCATCGACGGTCGTCGAAATCGCTCAAGCTACCGGCGTTTCCGTCGCTTGGTTGATGAACGAGGAAAGCCGAGGTGATCCTCCTAGCAAAAATCTGCCAGCCGAGAACGAGAACATCGTGCGGCTCCCAAGGTTTGATGCACGAGCCTCCGCAGGTCACGGCCTAGTACCGGTGAATGAAATGCCGGTCGGAGAAGTGGCATTTGGCCGCGACTTCCTGCGCAATCTTGGTGCAAATCCCGAGTATTGCTACATCCTAGAAGCTCGTGGCGATTCAATGTGGCCGACGATACCGGACGGCGCACTGCTGATTGCGGACGCCTCAAAGACTGAGGTCGATGACGGGCGCATCTACCACTTTAATGTCATGGATCGAGCCTTGGTCAAACGCGCACGATGGTCCTTAGACGGAAAGCTTTATCTCACGTCCGATAACATCGCTGCTGGGTACCCGCCGGAGGAATTTACGGCCGATCGTGTCGACGAATTGCGCGTCGGTGGCCGCATTATGTTTACCGGACATGCTCCCATGCCCGTGCGCTAATCCACCGAATATCCACAGGGAGCCGAATGCACTTTTCGGCTCTATCTGAGGCGCTGCGGCAACCTTTATCCACATTGAGATCGATAGTGGACTGACACCTCATTGACTTTACAACTTATGAGAACAAAATAGGAACATAGGTTTAAAGAACGAAAGGATTTGCCATGTCGTTGTGTGAAAAATTTATTGTGATGCCATTTAAGAAAGTGCGCGGAAACATTGCGCCAGGTGAAGTGCGTCAAGCTTCCAACTCCGCAGCCGCAGAACGCCTCGCCGGGGCGATGGCGGAGAGGTTCGTTGGAGTCGCGGCTTATGCGGTGATGGTCGACATGGAAAGCGGTGATATGAGCAGCCCACGTGTTCTATGCCAGTACGGCGAGATTGCCGATATCGCGGCCTGAGCGGATGTCAAGCCGGGCTTGTCTAAGCAACTGAATTGGCCCCTCTGCGATCTGACAGTTCCCCGAATGCAAAAGACGAAAAGCGGCCCCTCGACTGTGCTCACGGATCGACCGCGGGCCGCGCGCCGTGGCCAGATTTCTTCGGCGGTTATACGCTGTAGCTTCCACCCGCGGCAATTCCGAAGGAATGAGCGATCACTTGGCTTTCTTCAAGCGTCCATTGTAGTATGGGCGCGGGGGGGACAAGCTTCAGTTGAAGCTTTAACAACGCGGCTGTGCCCTCAAATTAATCAGTTGAGGGCCTCACATTGGATGACAAGAAGAATCAGCGCGGCTCGATCTGGCATCGGTGGGACCCCCATGTCCACGCGCCGGGCACCGTTCTCTCCAACAATTTCGGTCCAAACGCCTGGGAGCCATACCTGCAAGCGATTGAGCAATCATCGCCACGAATTCGCGCCCTCGGCATCACCGACTACTACAGCTTCTCGCTCTACGAACAGGTGGTCGCTCACAAGAAGGCTGGACGACTGAAAGATGTCGAGCTGATTTTCCCTAACATAGAGATGCGCTTCGAGATGGGCACTTCCTCTGATGGCGTCATCAACTTTCACCTCCTGGTCTGTCCCGACGAGCCCGACCACTTAGAAAAACTACAGAGCTTCATGCGGAAGCTGACCTTCGAAGCGCACGAGGAAACCTACGCTTGCGACCGCGATGAACTTATCCGCTTGGGCCGCACCCATAAGCACAACGCCAACCTCGAACCGGAGGCAGCGCTGCGGGAGGGCGCCAATCAGTTCAAAGTCAGCCGTTCGAAACTCCGGGATGCGTTCGATAAGTCGACGTGGGCTCAACGCAACATCTTAGTCGCAGTGGCGGCTGGCGAAGGAGACGGCACTGCTGGGCTACAGGGCGACGCGTCACTGGTGACGATGCGGAAGGAGATCGAGAAGGCGGCGCACTTTATTTTCGGTTCATCGCGGAAATTGCGCGATTTTTGGCTCGGGCTTGGTGCGGCGACCGTTGAGCAACTCAATCGTGACTGGGGTGGCAGAAAACCGTGCTTGCACGGCAGCGATGCACACCGCTTGGATGAGGTTGGCAAGCCGGCCAACGACCTTTACACCTGGATTAAGGGAGATGTGACCTTTGAGAGCCTCAGACAGGTCGTCCTCGAGCCCAGCTCGCGCGTCTTTGTCGGTTCGGCGCATCCCGTCGGGGCGCTGTCGTCTGAAGTGATCGAGCGCGTCACCGTGACGAAGGCGTCTTGGTTTTCGAATGGGGCGATTGACCTCAACCCAGGGCTGGTTGCGATCATCGGCGCACGCGGCTCGGGCAAGACCGCGCTCGCGGAGATCATCGCTGCAGGAGCCTATGCCGCCCGACATTCCAAAGACGACGAAGAAAAGAAATCATTCCTCTATCGCGCCGCCCAGCTCCTCGGGCCTGAACGCGCCACGCTGAAATGGGCCTCTGGCGACGATACCTACAGCGACCTTAAGTTAGTTGAGGAGGGACTTCTCGATGACTCCCGAGTACGCTACCTCTCCCAGCAATTCGTCGACCGGCTTTGTTCCGCTGAGGGGGTCACCGACGAACTACTTGCCGAGATCGAGCGGGTTGTCTTCCAAGTCCACCCCGAGGAGGACCGAATGGAGGCGGCCAACTTTGGCGAGCTGCTGTCGCTACGCGCCGAACGCTGGCGTGCCGAACGTCAACGCCAAGAGCTAGCGATTGTCCAGACTTCCAACGAAATGAACGTTGAGCGCCAACGCAAAGACTCTCTGGACGGGTTGAAAAAGCAGCGGGACAACGCCCTGGCAACGCTGGAGAAGGACAAGAAGGACCGCCAAGCGCTAGTGAGCAGTGGGAATGCAAGTACTAAGGCCGCGTCCGAAGCTCTCGGAAAGGTCGAGGAGGCGGCGGTCGCGCGCCGAAACCTGATTCAAGCCCAGCAGCGCCGCCGCCAGACTTTGCTCGCACTCCTCGATGCCATTCATTCCTGGAAAGAAAGCATCCTCCCCGGCATGCTACGCGACCTCAGAGATGCCCACCTCGAGGCCGGCTTGCCGGAAGCGGACTGGAAAGCCTTCGAAGTCGACTTCAAGGGCGATCCCGCAGGTACTGTCAAAGCAGCAATCAAGAAGTTGGAGACGAGCACGGCTGGGCTTCGCGGTGAGGCACTTCCGCCACTTGCCCCCGGTGCTGACCTTACCGCCTCCCGGCTGGTCGAAGATGTTGCACTCGACCAGCAGACACTCTGTCATCTCGACGCGGAAGTTGCCCGCCTGACGCAAGTCGTGGGTATCGCGACGGAAAGCGCCCGAAGCTATAGTCGACTTACAGAAAAGATTACCCAGTGCGAAGCCAACCTCTCAAAGCTCCGGCGTTCGATAGAACTGGCCGAATTCGCGGACGAAAAGATCAAAACGCTCGCGACGCAACGCACGGAGAGCTACAAGAAGGCGGTCGCTGCGATCATTGGCGAGGCCAACGAACTCGAAAGTCTATATGAACCGCTTGCTCAGCAAATCGCTGGCCAGCCCGGTGCCCTCGGCAAGCTGACCTTCAATGTTCGCCGCAATGTAGACGTAGAGCGGTGGGCGGCTCGCGGCGAAAAGCTGCTCGACGCTCGCAAGACCGGTCCCTTTCAGGGCAAGGGCGCCCTACTAAAGGCCGCCAAGGCAAAGTTGCTGACAATTTGGGAATCTGGCAGCGCCGGCGACATCGCATCCGCGCTGGCAAAATTCAGATCGGAACATGATCGTGATTTTGTTTCTGAAGCGCTGGAAGACCGCTCCAACCTAGAGCGATACCGCGCATGGGCGGCAGAGCTTTCCGCTTGGCTCTACAGCCTCGACCACATCCGTATTCGCTACAGCGTTCAATACGACGGGGTGGAGATCGAACAGCTTTCGCCTGGTACTCGCGGCATTGTTCTGCTCCTGCTGTATTTGTCCATTGATCGCAACGACGACCGACCGATCGTGATCGATCAGCCGGAAGAAAATCTTGATCCAAAGTCAGTGTACGACGAACTTGTCGATCGCTTCCGCGAAACCAAGCTTCGCCGCCAGATAATAGTGGTGACACATAATGCAAATCTGGTCGTGAACACCGACGCTGATCAGGTGATTGTTGCAAAGGCCGGGCAACACCGGCCGGGTTCTCTGCCGACGATGACCTACCTCGCGGGAGGCCTCGAAAACCCCTCTATCCGCCAAGAAGTATGCGAAATTCTTGAGGGTGGAGCACCCGCTTTCCTGGACAGGGCCAAGCGGCTCCGGCTCCGCTTATAGAGGCTTAATTTCGGTGGACACAAAATAACCTACGCCTGCGGCGTGAGGATACGCTTGTGGTGGGAAGGCGATGTATCCATTGCCAATCTGCTTTGGGGCCGGCCCGACGACGGCTTCTGTGACTGAAGTGGAGCCGCTGACATCGCAAAACGGCTGCAATGTGGAAATCTCCCCGGCACCGAAAGCAGGCCATCCGCTTGATTTCTTTGCTCATTAGAGAACCTGAAAAGATTTCCGCGTTCATGTGGAAATCTTTTTTGGCAGAAAGGAGCCAAAGCCCCACGGGCACGTCGTTCATTGGGCCGCGAACAACATTAGAAGCTTTGCTTTGTGGGCTTGAAGGACACTTGAAGGTGGTTGGGGTTTCTCAAAAGCATTTTGAGGCAGACATACAATTTAGGCAGATTTCTCGATAACCCCTGCCCTTTTTGCAATTCGAACTGTCAAAGATAACTCACGGGATTTCCCGCTCTTCCCGAGCTAAGAGCATGATTTTAGGCGTCTTCGCGTACGATCCCGGATAATCCCAGAGATTCCCACATATTCCGGATACTGGTGTCAGACAACACGAAGAGAGGCTGGAACTTGCTGCCGCGACGGCTTCAAGCGCTTCGCTAAAAAACCGCTCAGGGTCAGGAAGGACCCACGACGAAGCTAGCGCCGCCTCGATGCCTTCCCGTGTGACGACATATACGCCGTGAGCAGCAGCTTGGGGCAGTTCCGCTTCAATATCCGATTTTGGCAGAGAGGTTACCATCACTGGCAGCACCGTCAGGTAAGCGCTTCCAGACTTTTCCAATTGATCGCGAACTTGATTCGCTCGCGATACGACTTTGGGCAACTTACTATCGGCCTTCAACAACCCCATGGTGCACTCCACCACTGCGTAATGACCGTTGGGCGTGGTCGCTATTATGTCCGGAGCTTCTTTGAGCAACGGTGTCGCTCCGAGCATCGCCGGGCTAAAACCTAACATCCACAGCAGCCATGATATGGCGGCCTCGAAATCGTCCGATCTAGCTCCCCTGCCCGGCTGGCGACTTATAATCTCTTTAAGATTGTCGAGATTCTTGTCAAATAACTCATAAGTGGAACGTCTCGCGTTCTGGTGATTGTCCGGGTCAACAATAAAGCCATGATGTTGTGCTCTGCCCGCGTACCCGGCAAAGCAATGCACTATAGCTGCATTAGGAACGTCGATTTCGGTGTGTCCGCGAATAAGATTACCGTCTTCACCCCAATCGAGGTTGTCACCTGTAATCTGAGATCGAGCAGTCACGGAATTGTTGCTCAGTACTCTGTACCCAAGAAATACACTTTGCGGGTCTAAATCCCTCGACGTCACGACACCAATTGTTGCCTTCGTCCCGTTCACTCTGAGAGAAAAATCTACCTCTGCCGCAGCGGCAATAGATGCCTCGACCCAACTCGGACCGCTTCCCGGGGCCATTCGATACTGTGCCAAGAGTTCATTGAGATTTTGATAGGGCGTCACAGCCGCCCTCAGCTCCCAATCAACGGCGTTCACATCAAACAATGTGTCTCGATGACGACCGGAAATGGTAAGTACGACGTTGCGCCCCTGTTGGGTTCCCGGTTGGTTTTCGTCAAGGTGGCAGCTATACCCGCCGCCCTCGTATTTATCGAAATAAACTTCGCCGATAGGGAGTTTTAGGACGCCTGAGACAAGCTCTCGAAGTAAGTCCTCGGGAGTTTTCCCAATTTCTGCTAGCAGTAGTTGACCCGCGAAGACATCACCAGATTGAAAGCTCTGTACTAAATCATGCGGTATTACGTTTAACATGAGGCGCCCTTGGATCAATACTAGCCGGCCCTCATGCCTTATCACCAAATAACTGAAGGTCGCATGCTTTGCGACGGAACTCACCGGTTCAGCGAGCCGCAAGAACTCTAAGATGAATTTTTCCAT